ATGCTTTTCAATATCTCCGAGATCGCAATGGCAACTGCGGTTGCTTGCTCCGAGGGCGGGAAGATTCCCGCTTATGAGGAACGTATCAAGCGGCTGTTGAAGGCTGGACTTGTTGAGGTCCAGAGCACCGAGAGCGACCATCCCCGTGCGGCGCGACTGCTTTCCGCAGAAGAGGCCTGTCTAGCCGCATTGCTCTCGGCCACCACCGAGATGTTCGATTTCGGCATTCATCTTCAGCGGGCAATCGTCGGTGCGGTGCGCCGCTCCACCGTTGGGCTTGGTCCGAAGGCTGGTACTCGAAAAGCTCACGACCTTGCCCGTGCAGTGGAAGGCATCGCGAACGAAGAGAAGTGGGTGCTAACGCTCTCTTGGCGCGGACGTGAAGACATCGTTGCTCGCTTCGTTCCCTATACCATGGCGCAACCGAATGAGGGCACCGAGAGGCTTATGGAAGCTTCGGGTCGGCCCCTCTTCGGACGGCTGATTCTCCCGCTCAACGGAATTTTTGAGCCATTCGCACGCAGACTGCGAGCCTAAAATGCTCACTGCTTTGCTCAATCGTTTCCGGCCTGAGCGCCGGACGGCTTCGCGACGTTTCGATGCCGCTGCCGAAGGACGCCGTTGGGAGGGTACGCCGTCCTTCGGCAGCCTTGGTCCTGAAACGCTCGCAGCGGCTTCCGTGATCCGTTCACGAGCGCGCCATGCGGTTGCGAACAATCCGCACGGGGCCTCGGGTGTCGAAGCACTTGTCACCGGCCTCGTCGGTGCAGGAATTACCCCTGCCTCCCGCCACTCGGATGCAAATGCTCGCAAGGCCGTAGGCGAGACCTTCATGCGGTGGAGCAATCGCGCCGACGCGGATGGACTCACCGATTTGTTCGGCTTGCAGGCGGCTGTTGCCAGATCAGTCGTGATCGATGGCGAGGCATTTGCGCACCTCACATATGGCGAACGCGGACTATCGATCCGCTTGGTGCCAGCCGAGTTCGTGGATGAAGGAATGACTAGAGAGCTTGGCGGCGGCGCTCGCATCGTTGCGGGAATTGAGTTTTCGAGCACTGGCGAACGAGTCGGCTATTGGGTCCGGCCCGCTGTTCCGACCGACCTTTTCGCGACTGCGCAGGAGCCAATCCGTATTCCCGCCAGCGAAATGCTGCATGTGTTTCAGCCTATGGGGGCAGGACAGGTGCGCGGAATTTCACACCTAGCACCAGTGCTCTTGAAGCTTGGCGAGATCGATCAGCTTTCCGATGCGCTTCTCGTTGGCGCGAAGACCGCCGCCATGTTCGCAGGCTTCCTCAAAGACGTAAACGGTACGACCTCAGGAGAAAACCCGTTTGAAGGGGATCAGATTGGCAGCACTCTCGAAACCGGACTGGAACCTGGAACGCTGAAGTACCTCCCCGCAGGGTTCGACATTTCTTTCGCCACTCCGCAACAGGCGCAACAGACTTCCGATTTCATGGCAGCCGAGCTTCGCGCCGTTGCCAGTGGTCTGGGCGTTCCAGCGCACCTCGTTTCGGGTGATCTTAGCGATGCCAATTATTCGAGCCTCCGCGCTTCGATGGTGAGCTTCCGCCAACGTGTCGAGCGAATCCAGAATCACATCCTCATCCCGCAATTCGTTCGGCCCATTTTCGAGCGAGCCGTGACCGCTGCGGTGCTTTCCGGTGAACTGGACGCGCCGGACTTCGAAAGCGCGCGCGACGAATGGGTGAGCGCTGAGTTTTACCCGCCACGGATGCCATGGGTCGACCCGCAAAAGGACGCAGCGGCGGTCCGCGAGATGCTGGACTCTAAGCTCATGTCGCGCCGCCAAGCCATCGCCGAACTCGGCTGGAACATCGAAGCAGTGGACGAAGAGATCGCCGCCGATCACGCCCGCGAAGCCGAGCTAGGCCTTTCAAACCCAACGGAGACTAACGATGCCCGAGACGCTTGATCTTGTGACCCGCCGTGCCGAGACGCGGCCCACCACCTGGAACGAAGAGGCGCTGACTGTCGAGGCCGTGCTTTCGACCGGCGCGCCCGTGCAACGCCGCGATGCGCTTGGGCCTTATGTCGAGAGGTTGGACCTGAGCACGCTCGCGCTCTCTGAACTCGAAGGCGTTCCGTTGCTTGACGGTCACCGCCAGAGCGGAAGCGAGAACGTGGTTGGGATCATCCAATCGGCCCGCCGTGAAGGTGAAGCCCTCGTGGGCGTTCTTCGCCTGTCGGCAGCCGATGACGCTGCGAATGTCCGTGCCAAGGTGGGCGAAGGGACCTTGCGCGGCGTGAGCGTTGGCTATGCCGTTTCCGCTTTTGAAGATTCGACTGACTCCGACACGGGGCAGCGCGTCCGCACCGCGACTGCGTGGCGCATTCTCGAAGTTTCCCTTGTCGCAATTCCAGCCGACCCATCCGCAAAGATCAGGAGTCATGAAATGCCCGATACCATCGAAGTCCCTAGCGAGGACGTGGTGCAGACGCGCACCGCAATTCGCGAAATTGCCCGAACGGCTGGCCTTGAGCCGACCTGGGCAGACGAACAAATCGACAATGGCGCGGACGTCACGGCAGCCCGTGCTGCTGCGTTCGAACACCTCGCTAACCGCGAGACGCCCACCATCCAAACGCAGCGCGGGCCGAACCCCGATCATGCGGTTATCTTTGAACGGCGCGTTGAGGGGCTGGCGGCTCGAATGGGCGGTGCTGAACCTTCCGACGAGGCACGACCTTACGCAAATATGGCGCTGATCGATCAAGCTCGCTCGTCTCTTCAGGCCGCAGGGGTGGCAGGTCTCAACACCATGTCTCGCGAAGAGATTCTGCACCGCGCCCTGCACACCACGAGCGACTTCCCCAACTTGCTCACGGCTTCCGGCAACCGCGTTTTAATGCCCGCTTATCAAGCGGCTTCTTCGCCGATCAAGCGGCTCGCTCGAAAGACGAATGCGCCGGACTTCCGCCCGCTCTCGCAACTGAAGATCGGTGAATTCGGCAAGCTCGACAAAGTGAACGAGTCGGGTGAGATCAAGGGCACCACCACTTCGGAAACGATCGAAGGCTACCGTCTCGAAACCTTCGGGCGCATCTTCGGTTTGTCGCGTCAGGCAATCATCAATGACGATCTTGCGGCCCTAGGCCGCTGGGCTTCGATGATGGGGCAGGCCGCCGCCGAAACCGAAGCCGATCAGCTTATCTCGCTCATCACTGAATCGAACGGCGTTGGGCCGGTGATCAAAGAGACCGGCAACCCGCTCTTCGACGCCGATCATGGCAACCTCGCCAGTGTCGCGGGCGCGCCATCTGTCGATACGTTGAGCGCGGCGCGTCTCGCCATGCGGATGCAGAAGGGGCTTGGCGGAGATCAACCGATCAACGTGACTCCCAAGTATCTCGTAATCGCGCCCGATCTCGAAACCACCGCCGAAAAGGTGCTTGCCGAGCTTCGCGCCGCCACCGTGGACGAACAAAATCCCTTCAGCGGGCGGCTGGAACTCATGGTCGAAGCGCGCCTCCCCGAAACGGCCTGGTACGTCTTCGCCGATCCGGCAACGGTTCCGGTTCTCGAATACGCTTACCTATCGAGCGCGCAGGGTCCGCAGCTTTCGAGCCGCGACGGCTGGGAAGTGCTGGGGCGCGAATTCCGCGTGACGCTCGACTTCGGTTGCGGCGCGGTGGACTATCGTGGCGCCTACCGGAACGCAGGAGCCTAACCAATGGTCCCCGTCTCCGCTTCCGAAAGGCTAAGCGAAGCCCGCGATGCCTTACACCGCCTGAGTGTCGGCGAGTCCGTTGTCGAAGTCCGTGATCAGAGTGGGGAATCCATCCGGTACTTCCCCACCACCATGCGGGCACTCGAACGCTACATCGCCTCGCTTGAGCGGGAGGTAGCGGGACGGCGGCCACCCCTCTCCATTCATTTCCGTACATCGAAAGGAATTTCGTGATGAAAAACTACGTACAGAAGGGCAATCATCTCGACGTTGACTCGCCCGCAAACGTCGAGTCTGGCGATCTCGTTTTCGTGGGATCGATCTTCGGCATTGCAGCGATCAACGCGAACGTCGGCGATCCGCTCGTGCTCACGCTCGGCGGCGTTTTCGACCTGCCCAAGGTGGCCGCTGAAGCGCTGTCCACTGGCGACCCCGTTTACTTTGACTCTGGTGACAGCCTGGTCACGGGTAGCGACGGTGGCGGCGCAAATGCGCTGATTGGCGTGGCGGTGAAGGACGCGGCGAATCCGTCGGCGTCGGCAATCGTTCGTCTCAACGATACGTTCTAATGACTGACTCCGCGCTCGCAGCGTCCCGTGTTGCGGGCGCGGACCCTCTAAGCATTGATGATTTGCTGGGTGGCACGTCCGCGCTTGATAGGCGGCTGCCTGTATCCCTTTTCCCCGATCTGGCCGGAGACAAGTGCGAGCGAGCGAAACTTTCGCTGCACGAACTCGCGGCCCGTATCGAGCAGACTTCGGCGTCCGCGAAAGAGCGGCTGCCCTTGCTCAAGTTGGCCACCTTCGGAGATCGTAAGAGCGCCAAGGGGGCGCTGCGTCATACCGACAACATCGAAGCGGTTCATGGGATCGAAGGCGACCACGACGCAGGGACTCTGAGCGTTGCGGACGCGCACGCCAAGTTGAGCGCCGCTGGCATTGCGGGACTGATCTACACCACCCCTTCACACAAATCCGAAAGCCCGCGCTGGCGCGTTCTCGTGCCGCTCTCCCGCTCGGTTGTTGCTAACGAGCGGGAAGCCCTCACGGCGGCGCTCAACGGCGTGCTCGAAGGCGCACTTGCCCCAGAGAGCTTTACGGCGGCTCAGGCCTATTTCTACGGGCGCACGGGGAGCGCGGAAATCGAAACCGCGATATCAAGCGGCAAGGAACTAGACCTTTGTACCGGGACGCGTTCCGGGGCGCTCGGTCGCGATGGCAAGCCTTACACCGAGCGCATGACGAACACCGAAACCCATTCGATCGATGACTCGGACTTTCGCCGGGAGCCGGAATGGCCGCGTATCCGATCTGCACTCGCAATTATTCCTGCTGAAGACTTCGACACCGACTATGACGGCTGGTGCAGGGTCGGCATGGCGCTCCACCACGAGGCGCGCGGCTCTGCAAGAGGTCGCACGCTCTTCGATGAATGGTCAAAAGGTGGCCTGAAGTACGACGCGCGCGCTGTTCGTGCCAAATGGGAGTCCTTCAGCCGCAAGTCTGGCGGCGTCGCCATTGGCACACTCTTCGATCTTGCGAAGCGCTACGGCTGGGAACCGAGCACGCGGGAACCTCCCCAGCCGTCCACGCTGCAAGTGCTAACGCCTTCGGACTGCGAGAACTTGCCCAATCGCGGATACGTGGTGAAGGGCCTGATCGCGCCGCGCGACCTCGTGTGCATCTATGGTGCGCCGGGGGCGGGCAAGTCGCTCATCTCTCCGCATATCGGGTACGCGATCGCCCAGGGCCGTGAGACGTTCGGAATGCGCGTGAAACCTGGTCCGGTGCTCTATGTCGCTGCCGAGGACGCACACGGGATGCGGGGGCGCGTGAAGGCCCTGAAGCGGCGCTATGGTGATGCCAACGACTTCAAGCTGGTCGATGGCGTCACCGACTTGCTCAGCGAGGACAGCGGAGACCTGACCGCCCTCCGCGCACTTGTGGACGCTTGGCAACCGCAACTCGTGGTCATCGATACGCTCGCACTCGCCTTTCCCGGTCTCGAAGAGAACGACGCAGCCGCAATGGGCCGTGTGGTGGCCATTTCACGCTCACTGACTGAGGGCGGGGCGGCTGTTGCCCTGGTCCACCATGACACGAAAGCCGGGACGCCCACTCCGCGCGGTCATAGCTTGCTCAACGGGGCGTTAGACGCCGCATTGCAACTCATGCCGAGCGATCAGGGTGTGACGAAAGGCAAGCTCTCGAAGAACCGCAACGGTACGATGGACCGGCTTATCGCATTCTGCATTGCCACCGAAAGCTTGGGGGAGGACGAAGACGGCGACCCGATCAACGCTCCGCTTGTGCAAGAGGTCAATGCGGCTTCGCTCCCCTCCAAGGCCGAGCGACTGAAGCCTTCGGAGCAAGCCGTGCTCAACCGACTGCACACCCTTCTCGAAGAGGGTGGGCGGGTGACGGAGTCTGACTTCCGGGAGGCATGCATTGATGATCGCAAGGTCTCAGCATCCGAAACAAGGGATAGCCGTCGCAGGGTGGCCACCCGCGCAATTGCCGAATTGCTAAGGCGAGACGCGATCGTGATCGATGGTGGCTTTGTCTCGCTCCCTAGTGACGGCTTCGATCTCGATTGGGAGAGCGAATAGTGTCCCATGGTGTCTCACATCGTCTCAGCGAGTCCGCTTTAGTCCGCCTGAGTCCGCGCCAGTCCGGTTTGAAGGGGGTGCGGCATGTCGAAATCGGGACCGGACGGACTCGGACTCGCCCCTTAGGGGCGGTCCGGAGTCCGGTCCGTTCGATGCCCGGACTGATTGGGCTTGGGTCCTTCCCTCGGGGTGCGCCGTTGCGGGGAGCGCCGAGCGCGAAATTCGGCTCGCTACAGAAAATTCAAAATGGAATCGAAAATGGCCGGTGAGATCGGAATCGATGATTTGCTCGGCTCACCTGGTCCGGTCGAAGGCAGGGCGGATGAGCTAGCCGAATGGCTCGGCTTGTCCTCTCGCCAGATTTATCGGCATGAGACCGAAGGCCATGTCGTGAAGCTCGGCAAGAACCGTTTCGACCTTCAGGCGTCGGTTCGCACCTATTGCGAGTGGTTGCGCGATCAGGCGCACTACGGGCGGCCCGCAACGGGGACCGCGAAGTCGGCATTGGCGGAAGAGAACCTGAGGCTGAAGCGTGAGCAAGCCGATGCGGTGGCGCTGAAGAATGCGCAGGCGCGCGGCGAGCTTGTGCCAGCCGAGAACGTGGAGCGCGAATGGAGCGGCGTCCTTCGGACCGTTCGCGCCGCAATGCTTTCAATCCCCGCCCGCGTCCAAGCTCGACTTGCTCACCTTTCAGCCGATGACGTGGCCGTGATCGATCGGGAAGTGCGCGATGCCCTCACAGAAACCGCGAAAGGAAAAGCCGATGATTGATGAACAATGGACTGAAGAGCCGACGGGACGTGGGTTCTCGTACATGGTGCGCGCGGCGAGCGAGGACTCGACCTCATTCATTCGGAAGGGATTCCAGTACCCGCTCGAAGGATACGTGGAAGCTAGGGCGGCCCGCGATGGAGTTTTTGCATTGCGCCCCGAACTTTTCGCGCCCGGTCTCTACGGTTATGTCCACGGTTGGGGGTCATATCACACCCCGTTCTCCATGTATTACGCAGCCGGAAGCATGATCTGGCAGTTGATGATCGTTCGCGATTGCGAGGTAATCTATAACCGTCGCGACGGCGACCGTAGCTGTCGTGTCCCGCGTGCTTGGATCAAATACACCGCTGAAGCTAAAGACCTGTTGGATTTCCTGCGCGAAGAGGGGACGCCATACGCACGCCTCGTGGCGGACAACTTCGAGCGAGAATACAAGTACTGGCCATCGGTTTTTGATCGCGTGCTTGAGAAACGGACGGCCTGTGCTTGAGCAAGTTCGATCTAGCGCCCTTGAGGCCCTCAGGCCGCCGCCGCGCCTCTCGCTAGCCGATTGGATCGAAACCGAAATGCGGCTGCCCTCAACTGTTTCAGCGCTTCCCGGTCCTGTCCGCCTGTGGCCGTATCAGCGGGGCATTGCCGACGCAATTTGCGATCCATCGGTGACGAGGGTCACGATCGTGAAGCCGGTGCGCGTGGGCTTTACCACGTTGCTGTCCGGGACGCTGGCAAGTTACATCGCGAATGAACCCTCGCCTATCATGTGCCTCTTGCCGACGCAGGACGATTGCCGGAACTACATGACGAGCGACGTGGAGCCGATCTTCGAAGCGAGTCCGGCCCGGCAAGGCCTCCTCTCCGATGATGGGCGCGAGCGGGGGCGCAATACGCTTCTGTCGCGGCGCTTTCCTGGTGGGAGCCTCAAGATTGTCGCGGCAAAGTCGCCTCGCAACCTTCGAGCGCACACGGTTCGCATCCTCTTGATGGACGAAGTAGACGCAATGGAGCCGACGGTCGAAGGCAACCCGCTCGCCTTGGCCGAGCAACGCACACTTAGCTTCGCCAACCGTAAGATTATCTCAGGCTCAACGCCCACTCTCGAAGACACGTCCAACATTTTGCGCGCCTATCGCGGGTCCGATCAGCGCACGTTTGAGGTCCCTTGTCCCGAGTGCGGCACTTTCACCGAAATTCTCTGGGGGCACATCAAATGGGAGCCGGACAAGCCCGAGACGGCGTCATTTGAGTGTCCACACTGCCGATCGATGATCGATGAGCGTCACAAGGCTCAAATGGTCGAGAACGGCGTCTGGCGAGCCACTGCGCCTCATGTAGAAGGTCATGCGGGTTTCCGGCTCAACGCGCTCGTGAGCACGCTAAAAAACGCTTCGTGGGGTGTTCTTGCTTCCGAGTTCGTCCAAGCTAAGCGGAATGGGCCTGATGAGCTTCAGGTTTTCGTCAACACCATCCTCGCGGAAGGGTGGCGCGAGGCTGCCGAGGAGATTGACGAGGGTAAGCTGAAGTCGCGGGCTGAGCCGTTCGGATTAGATGACATTCCGCCCGAAGTCCTCTTCGTAACAGCCGGAGTCGACGTACAAGACGACCGGCTGGAAACCACCTTGCTCGGCTGGTCTCGCGATGAGTGCCTTGTGCTCGCTCACCATGTGATTTGGGGAGCATCGCACGAGGACTCGACCTGGATCGAATTGGACGACTTTCTCAAGTCGAAATGGGAACATCCGAAAGGCGGCACGCTCCGAATTGACGCAGCACTGATCGATTCCGGCGACGGTGGTGTGACCGATCTCGTATATCGCTTCGCCCATGCCCGCTATGGGTGGCGCGTGGTGGCTGGGAAGGGCGTAAGCGGCAATCGGCCCGCGCTGCAAATGTCGAAATCGAAAGGGACTCGGCTTTTCCTCGTAGGTGTGGACGGGCTGAAAGCGAATCTCTTGCAGCGACTCGTGCATGGGCGTTCGATGCGCTTCAGCGACACGCTCAGCGAGGAATGGTACGAGCAATTGGCGAGCGAGCGGCGCGTCATACGGTATCACCGTGGCCGCCCGGTCCGGCAATTCGTTCGCATCGCCGGGCGGCGCGCTGAAGCTCTCGACTGCGTTGTCTATGCGACGGCAGCGCGCGAACTAGTTGCTGCAAATCCTGAGCGGCGCGAAGAGGAACTTTCCAGCCGCGCCGCGCCTAAAGCGAAGGCGCCCGTTATCCGATCGAAATGGATAGGATGAAGCCTAGCTTGTCGACTCGTCTTTCAGACGCCCCAATAGATTTCGTCCCCCTGTATGGACCCAGAAAGCAAATCCTGCCGTTATTACGATAAGCGTATAATTTGGCTCATCGAGGGGTAGTTGCTTTACACAAACGGCTATCAGTGCGGCAGCGGCAATCGCGTTTATGGCATTTGCAAGAGCCTTCACTTGCTCATTGGCTCTTTTGGCATCGAGAGGGGTAGGCGGATTGAACGCGTCAACCCGATCAGCGTACAGCGTCGCATTCCAGCGAGTTAGGATTGCAAGCACCCCGACTGTGACGCTGTTTATGTCGGAGTCCTCGATACTGTCGAAGTACTGGCCTGGTGATTCAGTATTTAGAGCGATAAGAAGTAGGACGAACAATGCGTAGGTGAAAAAGTTAGGCAGTCGCCAATTGATATGTGTTTCTTTTGTTTCGGGTTCATTGCTTCGCAAACTCTCTTCTCCTGGCATGGTGCGCGTCAATTGGGCGAGCTAGAGCAATGCCGCTTCGGCCCGTCTGTTGTCGAGATATTGTGCCCACCATTCTAGCATTTCGCGCCGCTTTGGGAGGTACTGTGCCGAATTGTATGCTGCCCGCACCTGGTTCCTTTCATCATGGGCCAACTGCCGTTCGATCCAGTCAGATTGAAATTTGCCCGATTCGTTGAGAACAGTGGAAGCCAATCCACGAAAGCCGTGAACAGTTGCCTTCCCCTTGTACCCTAGCCTGTACAGAGCAAAGAGCATTGTATTCTCGCTCATCACCCCTTTTCTGAGCCCTGGGAATAGGTGAGGGCCGGGAAGTCGAAGTGCGCGTAATTCCTTCAACAGCGCGACAACTGTGGGCGTGAGCGGCACCAGGTGCTCGTATCGCATCTTCATCCGCTTCGCCGGAATGCGCCAAAGTGGCTTTTTGCCGTCCAGATTCTCTAACTCGCTCCAAACTGCGAAACGGGTCTCGTTCGTTCTGACCATGGTGTAAATCGTGAAAAGAAGGGCGATCGTCGTCATGGGCTCTGGGGGATCAGCGTGGAGTCTTTCGAAGAACTGAGGCAATTCACGTTGTGGAAGTGCCTTGTGATGCTGAACAGGGATGCGTTTCCTCAGAGCGCCCAAATGGTCCTTGGATGGGTCTCGCTCTGCAAGTTGAAGCGCCACGGCATACTGAAACACCTCACCGACGATGCTGTTCAAGCGCTTGGCCATCTCAATTGAGCCGCGATCTTCGACTTTGCGTACTGCCGCTAGTATCTGCCTCGATGCCAATTTGGAGATGGGCACGTCGCCAATTTCAGGGAAAATATCTGCTTCGAGCCTACGAAGTGTGATCCAAGCATAGCGCTCGCTCCACCTCGGCTTCCGGCTCTCGTGCCACTCACGAGCGACTTGCTCAAAGCTATTTGCATCTTCAAGTTCGATTTGCCGCCGAGCTTGTTTGCGTGCCTCGCTCGGATCAATGCCCTCGGATAGTTGGGCTTTCGCTTTGTCGCGCCAAGTCCGCGCAGCCGCAAGCCCAACCGACGGGTATGTCCCGCCCGTAAGCTCCTTTTGTTTCCCTGCGAATCGATAGGCTAGTTTCCACGTTTTTCGCCCCTTTGGCGAAACCGCGATTATCAGCCCTCCACCATCCGCGAGCTTATATGTTTTCTCACGAGGCTTGAGGCTGCGAAGCTTTGTGTCCGAAAGTGCCATGTTGGGCTTTTCGCAGCGACGTTGGGCTTTGACAACATACAGCCCAACAAATCCGTGAGATGCCAT